TCTAGTCTGGATTAAGTCTGTAAACAAAAACAATGAGAGTCAACCTTCGGGTTGGCTCTTTTTGTATGCGAACGTTCGATTCCATATTTAGGATAACAAAAACAAACGCATACGAAAAGGAGAAACCGAAATGAACAGATTATCAACTTACGAACTGAGACAGCTTATTAAGAAGTCAGGCATGACAACGGAGGAGTATTATAAGAAATTGTTTGCGTTACAGGAAGATATCGAATTTTTTAACCTGTATATGAAACGAAACAAAAAGAGCGAATACGGATTGGTTGTCAAAGTAAAAATAGGTGCCGGACGTGCTTTCGATGATATCTGGAAGAAATACGGATACGGAACAGACAAAGACAGTATCGAGCGTACATTTGCTGAAACTACTCTATTAAGTGTTATTTTCAAAGATATGTATGATGGTACTGACATCTATTCTGATGACGAGATCCGTAGTTTCAAATTTAGCTTTGAAATGTATGACGAGACAAATATGGAGGATTACATCTCAGACTTCACTGGATGCTCGCATGGATGGATGGACGTAGCAAGGCAACTCGAAATAATTGCAACAAAAGAGTGTTAACAAAAACAATGAGAGTCAACCTTCGGGTTGGCTCTTTTTGTATGCGAATGTTCAATACCATATTTAGGATAACAAAAACAAACGCATATGAAAAAGGAGGAACTGGAAATGAGTAATAATGTAACAAATAGTGAGCCAATACATGGATACAAGGTGTTTAATCCAGACTGGACCTGTAGAGATTTTCAGTATGAGGTAGGAAAAACATTTGAGGAAGATGTTAAACCAAGTTGCTGTGACCGAGGATTTCACTTTTGCGAAAAGGCTGCCGACTGCTTCAATTATTACAAATTTGACAGCAACAACAAAGTTGCTGAAGTCATTGCTTATGGTGAGGTAAGAACAGACGGCGACAAGTCCTGCACAAATAAAATCTATATTGTAAGAGAGATCCATTGGATGGAACTCTTAACAATCGTAAATACTGGAAAAGATAATACAGGATTAGGAAATACTGGAGACATGAATACTGGTGTCTGGAACACCGGAAGCAGGAACACCGGAAGCAGGAACACCGGAAACAGGAATACCGGAAGCAGGAACACAGGGAACCACAACACCATGGACTACAACACCGGAGACTGCAACACCGGGGACTGGAACACTGGGAATTGGAACGCCGGGGACTGCAACACCGGAAGCAGGAACATCGGGGACTGGAACACCGGACGCTGCAACGTCGGGGAATGCAACACCGGAAGCTGGAACACCGGGGACTGCAACACCGGGAATATGAACAGCGGAAGCTTCAATACTGGGGATTTTAACAATTCGTCTTTCAACTCAGGTTGTTTCAATGTAAAAGAACACAAAATTATGTTGTTCGACAAACCGTCAGATATGACCTATCAGAATTGGTTAGACTCAAAGGCCAGTGAATTACTGAGACAGATACCGAAGAGTGCTGTTGAATGGGTGAGTACAGACGACATGACGGATGAAGAAAAAGTAGCACACTCAACATATAAGACAACAGGTGGATATCTTAAGGAGCTTGATAAGTCTGAATGTTGTCAGATGTGGTGGGATAGTCTTGATATAGACGATAAAGAAATCATCAAGGCGATTCCAAACTTTGATCCAGATATTTTTTACGAATGTACTGGAATTAAAGTCGACTAACAAGAAACAGAGACTGACCAATTGGTTGGTCTCTCTTTTTGCCTCCGGTTGTTTTGTATGCGAAGAATCGAACCCATATTTAGGATAACAAAAACAAAGCATACGAAAGTAAAGGAGGCAAAAAGTATGGCAAAGAAAAGATTGAAAGATATGACGGATCACAAAGTAATGAGTTTCAAAGAAGCTGCAAAAGCGTTAAATTGGACTCTCACAGAGGATGACGAAGTTTACCCAGTATCCTGTGACTGCGGTAACAGCAAAATTGAGTATACTGGAGTAATTGGTGTACAAAAATTAAGATGCGGTAATTGCGGAAAACAAATGTCAAGTCTGATTTCTTTGAATCCGGCTTGTCGTTCAATGTTTGACATCGAGAAAGATGAGGAAGGAAATGAGCGGTTCTGGATCATTGAAGACAAGAAAAAAGTCGATAATGATGAGGATCAGACAGAAACGATAACAGGCTGGCTTGCAAAGCAGGAAGATTACGGTCTCTGCAACCCACCAATGGACGCACAGAAAGCATTGAGTTTTCTGGCTGAGTATTTGGATATTCCGGAAGACACCATACCTGAAAACGAACAACAGACGAATACCTATATTGTTTGCAAAATCTTAGATAGATACAGCAAAAAATATAGAAAGGAATTGGAAAACAAATAAGAAGCAAACGAAAGAGCCTATTCCAATTTAGTGGAGTAGGCTTTTGTGTGCCTCCGGTTGTTTTGTATGCGAAGAGTTGAACCCATATTTAGAGTACAAAAACAAAGCATACGAAATAAAGGAGGAAAAGTGAAGTATGGAAAAGAAAAGATTACAAGATGTTACTGATTACAAAGTAATGAGTTTTAAAGAAGCTTGCAGATCGCTTGATTGGGATATCACAGAAAATGAATTTCTTACGAACAGAGACCGTTACGCAATATCATGTAACTGTGGTCACAGCAAAATTGAATACAGAAGTTCTTTTGGAGTAAAAGCAGCAAGATGCAATAACTGCGGAAAACACATAGTAAACTTAGTTTTCGCGATTCAGACGGAATTTCAGACAGAATCTTATCTATTTGAAGAATGTGAGAAAGATGATGAAGGAAACGATCGATTTTGGATTGCCACAGACAAAGCAGGTAATCTCAATAGAGTCCGTAACATTTCTACTCGTGTCATTCCAAAAGCCGCATTCATTCAAAAGCCGTTAGATGAGGGGATAACAATAGAAGAGATCACAGAACTCGTCAGCAAACTCGAATGCGAACAGGTAATTCCAATCGAAGTGCAGGCGAACAGTAGTTGTGCTATTGGTTTCATTTCATTGGATGCTGCTGAAGAATTGAATTACGATTACGATAACCTGATTCGGAGTGTGTCTGAGGTAATCGAAGACATGGATAACGAAACAGAGTATGGAAACTACGATTTTGATGGATTTCCGGTATATATCGGATATTAGGAGGAGGAAACAATATGAAGAAATCAGAGAAAAACATGATCTTTCAGGAAGCTGCATTAATGTCAGATGAGAAACTAAAAGAAGCGTATTATGATTCTGTAGATGCTTGTCTCGGGAGCCAGGCAGAAATTATGGAAGATCGAGGATGGGATCCTGTAGATATTAAAGAACGTCGCCAGTATGAGAAGTTCCTTTCTGAGAAATCGGATCTTTTGGGATTCATCTGCGATATGAGAGGTATCAAACTTTGGGAGATAAGGAATCATAACTAAAAAAAAACAGAAGAGAGATTGCATTCATGTGATCTCTTTTCTTTTAGCCTTTACTTGACATATAACGTAATTGCGTTATAATGAACACAAAGGAGTGATAATCAATGAATGACCGTTTAAAGAAAAAAATAAAAGAAACTGGGAAAAGCATATATAAAATCAGTCAAGAGAGTGGAATTCCATATACAACATTGAATGAATTGATCAATGATAAGAAAAATATTAACAACAAAGCAGCAGAAACAGTATATAAGCTTAGTTTATATTTGAATTGCAATATAGATGAGATTCTGAACAACATTGCTTTTCTCGAAAACGGAAAAGGAACTTATCTTGGATATCGATATTATTGGAAAGTAACGAATAGTGGAATAGAGTTGCATATACTAGATAATAATGAAGATTTAATGTTGCTCACTCTAAAAAATATGTGTCAAGATTTATATGATTGTTATCGGAAACAAGTACCTGAAATGATGATTGAAGATTATGATAATGAAAAACGAGAATGGGAGGCATTGCTATGAGTCAATACGCATTAATGCATAAAAATGATGTTTGTGGAAGTCTAATTATCGATGACGAAACAGGGACTCTAAAAATATATAAAGACAACGGAAGTGGGTTATCACCGTTTTTGGGAAATGCAGATACGAGAAGAATGAAACATTGGTGGGAAGGGAGAGCTGTTCCTGCTTCTCGAAAAATGATGCAGGAAGTATTAAAACAAGCTGGATGTACGAATACAAAAATGTATCTGGCAAAAAATCTTGCTCTATCAATGACAGATTCTTATTGGATTCGACCACTGGATATGGATGTAAAATATGAAGATGTGAAGTTATCAAGTATGAATCCATTTTCTGACAATAAAGTTCCATATCACAATGCAACTTCTTATGATTCGAATGCCGCATTAGGTGGACAAATGGAAAAATATTGGGATATCGAAACACAATTTCCAACGCTTGTGAAAGAAAGTTATAAGTATTTTGGACAGCAGGCGATAAATGAGGCTTTTGCAACTTATTTGCATGATTTACAAGAAACGACAATCCCTTATGTTCCTTATCTTGCTGGACATACAGAGGATAATGGTCTTTATTGTAGATGCGATGCATTTACAAACGATTCTGTTGAATTAGTATCCGCATATGAAGTTATCGAAGGATCGAAATTGCAAAATGACAAATCATTATATGATAACTATATTCGGATATGTGCAAAATTAGGAATTGAAGCTCAAGAAATTAGTGATTTTATGGATTATCAGACGTTAACAGATTTCATTATCAGTAATACAGACGAACATCTTGGAAATTTTGGTATTCTAAGAGATTCAAACACAATGCAATATCTAGGTCCAGCACCAATATATGACTCTGGTAATAGTATGTTTTTCAAAGAATCATCAACGGTTCATACAAGATTAAGCTTATTGCAGCAACCAATTACAAGTTTTTACGATTCTGAAGAAAAAATGGTT